TCGTCTGATCAAGATCTGCTCGAGCGACATTGATCTTTCCGCGCAAAGCAGATTTTCGGATATTGAACTGCTTCTCCATTGCCCGAGGAGCAAACTCAGACTTCCATGCACGAAGCAGGGTGTTATCACCGCCAGCAGCCTCGGATACACCTTTCTCAATATCAGCGAGAACATTGTTGTACTTGCTCTCGTAGTTGTCATAATCGGTGTCGGTCTCAAGGGAAAGCTCAAAGTCCTGCAATGCCTTAAGAGACTGCGCATTTAATTGCGTGAGCTTAAGCGCGCGCTGGCCTTCTTGAATCTTGCCGCCAAGTTGCGCAAGTTTGGATACGCCTTCGGCAATCTGCGCACCCTGATTCGGGATGGCAGCCAATCCGCGTACATCCGGCGTGGATATACGAGGTGTGACTTGTTGACGATAGAATTCGAGCTTTGCCATATATCAACTCACTCGAACGCCAGAGGGACTTGGCGCTCTGAAGTTCATGGTTAGCGCGCGAGATCCACCAGTAGTCGGAGCGCGACCACCGATCTTCGGAAGTTTGAGGCTAGACACATCGCCGCCAGCACCGGCAAACGCCATCAACGCATTCGTTCCGGCAGACAGAATTGCCGGACCCCACTTTGGACGAGCGGCACGGGTGACAGCAGATTCGTACAGCAATCCCTTGCGCTTGGTCTCGCCTTCGTAGCGAATATTCAACGCATCAAGCTCTGCCATCACGGCGGCTTGGTTTGCGGCATCAACAAACGACGGAGACTCTAGCAATCCAAACTGCGCGCCAGCGGCACGAGTTTCACCAAACTGACGACGAGCAGCCTTGCGCTGGTTCTCCTCAATGAGCCCAGTCTCAAGGCCAACCGCTCTGGCTTGCTCCTCAATGCCTTTAGCCTGTGCAGCACCAACTGCTCGAGCCTGCGCAGTCTCGGCAAGTGTCGCCGCAGCAGAAGCGGCAGCAGCAATGAATGGTAGTGCGGCCATTACTGAATCCTCGAATACATCGCCATATCTTGACCGCTCGTACCAAACGAACGCATCAAGCCTTCAAACTCAAACCGCAGCATCTTTGCCCATCGATGCCCCTGCGGGAAACGAGCATCCACATACGCCTCAATCCGGCGATATGGGCGAGTGTTCAGATAGTCGTCGACGATCCGCGTGAGGCCAACCATGTGCGGCCCTGCGTCTTTTGCAAGCCATGCCCATGCGGCATATCGGTTCGCCCACATCTCTGCCACGCCTGCGCACATGACGGGCTTCTCGCCAGCCAATACGGTATAGGCGGGGCCGGCTGCCACGAGCTGCTCGCAGTAGTCGTCGTCGAATACGAGCGGAGCCATGACTTGTTGCGCATCTTGCAGCACCATCGCTCGCAGATATTTAGCGTTGAACGAAACGACTTCCATTAGTCCTCCGTCCTCAACCGCGGGTACATCGCAACCACCGTGAGCGGCAGCGGCTGGTCTGCTAGCACCCAGATCCGGCCATCGGTTTCGTATCCACCCGGATACGGGAATTTGTCGGTATCGCCGGTTAGCACAGGCGGCACTTCATCCATGTAGTCTGACAGCGATCGATACAGGATGTAATCGGTGTTCGTCGCATCCGGCCCGACCTTGCCGCCAAGACTCGCGTAGAGACGCATCACGATTTGGTTGAACCGCTTAATCTTGCCTTGCGCCGTGCCATCCGTGGCACCCGCATCAATCCTTTGAGTGGCAAGAGTGGACGTATACGGCTGCCCGATCTGCGCTCTGGCGGTTTTAACGGGAAGCGTTACAGAGCCACTGGTCACAGTCAGGTTTTCTATTTCTGCGCCGTCAGCTAGAGCGGAGACCGTCGTGCCTTCCAGATGCCACAGCCCGGTGATCACAGTCGAGGTTAGACGCCATCCATTAGCCGGCAACTCGGAAAGACTTGGGAACGGCGAGAGGATCGTGCAGAGCACTTCGCCTTCATTGACGTAAGAGGTGATCTGCGCTCGAGCGGTCAGCCATTGTTGCGCAGTTTCGTCAAAGTAGCGCACTCGGATCTCGCGACCTACGTCACCGGCCTTGAACACATCGTCGTTGATAGCGATGAATTCATCGGCCTCTGTGACCAAGAAATCACCGGCCTCGGTCGTCAATTCAAAGAACGACGTTACGGTAAACGAGACGTTCGTAGCATTGCGCGTTGTAGCATTAGCACCGGGCTGCAAGGTTTCATTCACAGCGCCGTCGAACTCGAGCGACGAGTCGAGGAACACAGCGCCTTCAATGTCATCGTCCTGCTCAAAGCCTTCCGCGAAATACTCAACGAATCGGCGAGTCGATCCATCGACCGACTTGCGAGCAACGATCCAAACGTCATTGACGCTGGCATCCGGGCTCGTGATGACTTGTACCGATTCAGCCACAGCAGACACGCCGCCAAGCGGGTGACGGTGCCAGCCGTAGACGTTCTGCTCTCGGTCATAGGTCATGCCGAGCAACTTGCCGTTAGCAAGCACGATCCAGATGATGTTGTCCGGTTCCTTCTGGTACGCCATCTCGACGATGCCAGACTGCGTGATCTCGGGATACAGCACGTTCATGTCGCGCGGAACCCACGAGTCAGACTGGATGTCGAACCGCAGCTCGATTACCCGGCGACCACCGATGCGAACGAATAGCACCGAATCCTCAACCAGCACCGGCTCCATCTCGCGCGAGCCTTCAGCAGACTGAATCTCGTACTTGACGTTTTCCGGGCCGAGCACTTGGTTCGGCGTGATCTCCTGCACCGCAACCTCGGAGCCTGCCGTACCAACAAGCAGCACATCCGATGCAGTCATCCAGCGGATCTTATCCACCGTGCCGACCGAGAGCGTCAGCGAGATAGCGTTATCGGCCAAAATCTCACCGAGCGTATCGGGAGCCATCGACGAGTAGTCACCGGCCACCGACGCATAGATTTGCTGGTTGCCAGACCACCACAAACGATCGCGCCAGAAAGCCACCTTGTACGGGAACGCAGCACCTGTCGCCTCGCCCCATGCGCCGATCCGATAGCGACAGTCGTCACCGGCAACGATCTCGGCAGGAGCAATGCCGGGGCCGATAATGTCGACGGTCGCATTCTGCGCATCCGTAATCGCCGTCACTTTGACGACAACGTAACCGGGGTGCAGATACTCCCAAGTCACCGCGCCGTCAGATTCCGTGCCTTCTTCGTGTATAGGGCGCACAGATCCCGTTGTAGCGGAGTTGGTGGCCTCGTAATACTTGCCATCAGACTTGCGCAGATTGGTCGAGGTGACCGCCTTGTTCGTTTCCCAAGGCGGCGTCGTGATATTGACCGGCTCCAGCCGGAACAGCATCCCAACGTGCTCGTTCTCAAATACGTCAGTCGTGCAGACTAGCGACACTCCGGTGCCTGATGATGCACCAAGCGTAAAATTCTTGTAGTCGATCGGCTCGACTTGGAACGGGCCATCGGTCGGAGCATAAGTCGCAAACGCCCAGCTCGTGTTGCCGCTGCGGGTCAATGTGCGCGGCGCATAGCCATCGCAACCGATATACAGCACATCACCCGATTGGACGATAGAAAGGGCGCAGCCACCTTCTGCATTCGTTAAATCAGCTTCGGCATACGGACTTGCGATCTCATAAACTTTTTGCAGATCTCCGTTGAATACATACGCGCCGAATGTAGTTGTGTTGATGTTGTTTCCGTACCAATCCTTGAGCTCAAACGTATTGGCACCAGCATTGACGTTCGCAACCTGTACATACCGGCCATTGAGCTCGGTCATGCCCTCGACACCGCTCACAAGGAACCAGTCGCCGTTAGCAGGATCGGTGCCTGTGTAGGTCAGTACGCCGGGATTGGCATTGGTGATATTGGTGATATCAAGTGTGTCACCGAGTACCACACCGCGATCGGTGAAGAAGCGAACATACTGATCGCCGAACTCGAGCACATAGGCTTGATCGAACGAGAACTCAAACCGCTTGAGATACGACTTTTTGCTCTGGTACTTCGTCGGCAGAACAAACCGCGTACCCGGCATCCGCTTGGCCGGCCCCTGCACGGTTGGCACGAATCGCTCCATCTTGTAGCAGGAGCTCGAGTATTTCTCAAAATCGACGCGACCAGACAGGAGAGGGCCGACCTCGCCGCCGTTGAAATTCGAGATCGCAGGCGAAACCTTTGCCATGCGTTACAGCCTCGCCAAGATCCAAGTCTGGTCTGCGAGAGACTCCGGTGGGTTTTCGATTGCGTTAGCTATGACGGCATCCTTTATCGAGTTTCGATAATCGTTATAAGCCATCTGTTTCTGCTCTGCGCTTGCCGTCAAAGGCTCGGCAAGAATGTACGCAAGATAAGCGGAGAAAGCCATATCGAACGCCGCATCGAACTGCACCGGATCAGTCACCCGAGACAGATAACGCAGCTTCAACGGGCCAGCCTGATTCGAGAGAATGTATTTGCCCTCGAGCACATACTCCTGTCCACCCGTCGATATCAGATCCGACAGATCCGGTGACGGATACCATTGCCCGACTTGCAGGATGCGCATACAGTCGGTTGGGATTTGATACTGATAAGCCCAGTCCCAAAGTGGGACTGTGGTATCCGCAGCGAGGTTTGCTCGCTTAATGCAAAAGCGCCACGAGAAGCGGCGCTGGAGATAATCCCGTGTCATATCGAACACGGCATTCACCTCACGAGCAGGCTTAGTGTTGTCCGTAAGGTTCAAAATGCGCAAATCCCCGAGCTTCGTCAGCGCGAGGTTTGCGATTGCTACATTGCTAGCGGCCATCGGGAGACCCCGAGACCGTTAAGCCGGCGGCCAAATATCTTCGATGATCGCCTGCTTGATCGAATCGATCGCGTACAGGACTTCATCCTTGTTCATATTCGCAGCCAGATCCACGCGCAGCTCAACGTCCGTGGTCGCCGTCGAGGCCGCACCTTCGGTCACGTTGCGAACGCCTTGCTCGCCGCGATCAATACCGTAAAAACGATCTGCCATGATTCTCTCCTAGGAGAAAGGGGCGAGCCGGTTTCCCGACCCGCCCCAGTTTCTTACGCCGTGTAACGACCGATCAGCTTCACCGTACCGGTGGCGTCAGCGTCGCCGGTCAGCGTGAAAGCCACATCGTACGACACAGACGGGTCAGCCGTGAGACCGAGGGCATCCCAAAGCTCCTTGCCGCTGTTCGCGATCGAGAACACCGCCGACTCATGCAGAACATCCGTGCCGTTCAGCGCGCCGCCGTTGAGCGACAAAGCCGAGGCAAAGAAGTCAGCATCAACCACCGCACCGCCATCAGCCGCATAGAGGCCAATGTCAGCAGCGGTCGTGGTGCCGATGTCCGGCGAGTAGATGCGCAGATCCGTGATGACCGCATTCGAGGGAACGCGGAACATACGGTAGGTCGAGGCGGTCGTGTCACCCGAGGTGATCGCAACCGTCGAAACCTTAACGTGCTCAAAAGCGCCGTCAACACGGGGGCTATTGAGAACGACCGGGGTCGCATCTGCATTGGTGATAAGGGTTGACTTAACTGCTACAACTGCCATTTTCGTTTACTCCCTTATTCCGCGCAGAGGATGTCAACGACCTTCTTCTCTTCCGTGCGGGTAGCACCGAAGGTACCCATCAGGTAAACCTGATACGGGTGCGAGGAGAGGTCACGACGCTGCGTGATGTCAGACATGATGTCATTCCACATACCGAGGTGAACGCCCGAGGGCACCCACACAGGGCAGCGACGGAAGGTCGAGCTCGTCGGCAGACGCTCGGTGTGGATGAAGTTGATGCCCAAGAACTGCATCACCTTGCCATCCTTCATCACCGGAGTGTCGCTGTTGAAGTCGCTCGAGACCACTTGGATTTGACCCAAGAGATCGTCGTGCTGCTCGGCAGAGATGGCGCAGTACACCGGCTCCGCGTCGAGATCAACCTCGTTCTCCATCAGGATGCGACGCGCTTCACGCAGCTTGTCGACCGTGAGGCCCACGTTGCCAGAGGCAGCGTAGTTCACAGCAACGCGCTGGTTCGTCGTGTCGAACTGAGTGGTCGTACCGCCAGCTTCGCCCGTCTTGTTGTCGCCGAGCATACCGCTGATGATCACATCGTCCATCGCACGGCCCATCGCGTAGAGACCGTTCTGCGCATAGGCAGACTGCGGGTCAGCGAGGAGACGGAGCTTGTCGAAGTTGTCGATCAGGTCAGCCCAATCGAAATCTTCCGGGAACACCCAACGACGGTTGTTCGGGGTATTGACCGGGACGATCGGCTGGTAGCGGGTCGAAACCGCACGAGCAGCGGTAGCACCGTACTGCGTGACGACTTCAGACTGCTTGCCCTTGTACGAACCAGTCTGCACAGAGGTGCGCAGCTTGGAGCCCTTTTGCTGCAACAGCAGCGAGATGTTAGTGCCGTATTGGACGGCATAAACTGATGCAATATTGTCGGCCATGATAGCCCTCCAAAAAAACTAAATATGTAGTGTTTCTCGGATGGCTTGTCCGTTGCCGGGGCCAGAATCCTTGCGAGATACGCTCTCACCGATCGGTCGTCTTTCCGACTGTCAGTTGGGGTCTTACGACTTGCCCTGTCCTATGCGCAAAAAAAGAGACCCGAGATTTCTCCCGGGTCTCAATGCTAGCTCTCACAGGAGAATACGCCGAGGATAGTACCTCGCGCGTATCACACTAGCAACTACTCTGTAAACAGCTCTGGGTTAGCCATTCGTTGCAGTCGCATCATCTCCTCGATCGCGCCTTGTCGGATCTTCTCATCACGGTTCATGTAGCGACCCATGAACTCCTGATCCGCGAACATTCCAGCAATCTTGTTCTTGGCGGCCTGCGGAGTCAGCGCGCCGCCAGCCGGAGTCTCCGAGCCAACGAACGTGCCTTCAGCGAATGCCGACCCGACCGCTTGGAACAGCTTGATCATCGGGCCGGTGCCGATCGCCTGCTCCAATCGCTCGAGACCGTCAGCGTCCAACCCGGCAGCAACGCCGAACTTGGCAACTGCTCGCTTG